TAGGCGTAATAAATTGTTCTGCTTTTAGTTTGCCTTGTCTAAACAAGTTTGCAGCATCTTCAGAGCCTAACATTTTACTCTGAATATCCATAGACTGTCTTTTTAACCAGTTACCAAAGCTTTCTTTCTTGGGAGGAAGTCCGTTAAGCTCTTGGTCACTTTTTACATTTAATTTTGTCTTTTTTAGTCTAGGGGTTTGCTCACGAAATAATTCCTGTTTGTTTTTAAGTACAGGAGTCATTGAGCTACGACAATTCCAATGTAAAGGTGGTATAAACCTTTTGTCATCTAAATCATAAACTTTACCGTTATGATGTGTACAAATAGGGCTTGTACGAGAGTCAAGTATAGCAGTAAACATAAAACCTTTAATTATATCTTTATTGTCTTCTGCTACTTTTCTTAGTGCTGCTGTTTGAGTAGAAGTTATGGCAGTTCTTGTCAAAGTCTTTGCTTGATATTCTGTTATTTTAGTAGTTTTTAAAACATCTGCAATAATTTCGTTTGGAGATTTATTGTTTGCTAGCCCAGCTTTAACTTTAGACTGTATTCTAACAAGTTCACCTGCAGAAATATTTTTAACATTATCACTAAGACCTTTTGCTCCACGCATAGTAGGGCCAGTTACTTCAGCTAATAACTCTTTTGTCTTAGGTTTATTAACTTTGTAAAAATCTTTAACTTCTTTGTAAAGGTTATCGCTATGAAAGTCTAATTGAGAAGTAGAAAATTCTTTAACAGAATTCTTTTTGTGAGAAAGGAGTTCTGTACCAAAGCGACTTACTTCTTTAGAAACATCATTCCTAATATTTTTTCTAAGCAAGTCTCTTAGATTTTTTCTATGACGTCTTATAATACGTCTATTTTGGATTTGAATTCCTTCTTCATATAACCTTACATCTGCCATATGATCTACAATTCGATCATAAATTTTATCGTTGATATTCATCTAGTACTCCATCGAGTAGTTAGAGTTATTCCTCTATTTGTACCTCATCATCTTGAGGTTGATTTGTAAGAGGATCAGTTTGTATTTCTTCAATGGCATCTTCATCGCTGTAATCAGCAGGTAAGAAATCATTATATTTAGCGATATTGATAAATGTAGAACGGCTAATAATACCCATTTGATACCATTCCGAAACAAGTCGCATAGCACCTTCGCCACCAACCATGGGGGCAAAGTCATTAGACATTTGGAATTCTACATCTTCAGCAGTATACATAGAACCATACTTCCAGTTAAGCATAAAAGCAATAACTTCACGAATAGTTCCAGATACTTTAGCATTTAGTGTTCCTAGCTGTGCTGTTTGAGAGGCATTGCGAATTTCTAAAGCTACACCTGAAGCTGCTTGCTCTGGTGATAGCATACGAATACCCATCTTAGCCATTTCATTTACAGTAGAATCAATTGCTTTTTCCATATCTGAAAGGGCTGCAGTCGGTGTTTCGAGTACGCTAATAGACTCGTCTTTACGCACACGCAACCAAGTACCAAGACCTGCATTTACAATTTCTTCAAACTCTTCATCTGTCATATCTGATTGTACAACAGGAGTATACGTTGCTGCGCCATACAGTAAGTGATTACGGCGAGATACTTTGTTATATAGTGCAATTTCTCTGTCAATAAGAGGCATAAGCACTGGTTCTACAGGTTCAAAGTGACCGTTAAGAGGCCAAGCAGGAATACGAGAAATACGCTCACCAAACATAGTTGGATAAACAGTATTAACTTTCTTAAAGCCAATTTCTGTTAAACGATCTTCATATTCTTGTTTTACATCACCGTTAAGAACTTTAATTTCTGTATTTGTATCTGGATGTTCATAATAATCTAAAACTAGTTTACCAGACTCATCAAGATAGTGATCACACACAGTATCAATATAGTTAGGGTGCCAAGGATTATCTGCAGGATACCGTTTAGTTAAATAACGAGTTACCCAACGAGAAAGTGTCTTTTGGCGAGTTACTGGATGTGTATCAGTTTGTATGTTAATTACGTTTTCAGCTTCAATAAGTACTGGGTAAGGTTTAATATTCATGCGCTCTTCAGGAGTCATCATATCAAACTGTTGTTCAGTAAGTTGAGGATAATCTACATAAACCCACGCTCTTGAAGTCTGAAGTTCTTCCCACAAAGCTGCATCAAGAAAGTTAAACAGTGAACGCCCATCGAGAGTAAAGTTATTACGAACCCAATCAATAGCATCTTCTGGTAGTTCTTCTGGAAGCTTAATGTGAGAGTCTTTACGAAGCAAAGAACTGATAAGAACTTTACAGTACTGTGCTGTAAGTCCAGGAAGTTCTGCTTCTGATCTATAAAAGTCATATTGACGTTGTGTCATACTAGGAGAAAAAGGAATTAACAAGTTTGAATAGTCATGTTCAATAAACTCGTCATGCGCCTTTACATTCTCTTGTCCTTGTAAAACTGCTCTGGATTTTTTCCACAGAGGCTTTAAGGACTGATAACTATCACTAGGATCGGCTACCGACTTTTTAATAGCCTTTGTTGGTTTAGTTAGCTGTACCATTATTTTGTTCTCCTAGCTGGCTTTTTCTTTTTATAACCACTGGCATAAATAGCTCTGGCTTGCTTTTCAGCTTCTTTTTTAGTTTTATAAACTTTTCCAGAGGTACCCCAACGGTAGCCACCTTTTACTTTAGTTACTGGCATTACCATTTCACCTTATTTGCCCAATATGCGGCACTCATTTTACCTTTGGCGATATTCTTGGCGTGTCTTGCTTTCCAACCTAATCTACGGGCTTTGTAAGCAGCAGACTCACCTTCTTTTTTAGGGGATCCACTAACACCTTGAGAACCAAAACGAATTGTCTTAATTTTGTCGCCATCTTTAGCAACAACAATATGAGACTTAGTAGGATGATTAGGAGTTCTTTTGGGTTTATTGAAACCAGATACTCCAGCCCTCTCTAGCCGAGGATCTTTCTTTTTAGCCATGCTAAACTCCTTAAATTAATTTGGTGGGGTATTTTAACTCCCCACCTAAAGAGACTAACAGATATAATCTGTCCCTTTAATTAACCTTTATTCTTAAACGTCAGGTATTTATTCCTTACCACGAATTACTCGAATCATGCGTAAGAAACCGCCCCAAATTTCATTAGGAGAGGGTAGTAACCAACCTAAAATCAATAATAACAACACCCAAGGGGGAATTTCATTAATATTAATGTTTTCAACACTTTCTGTGTTTACTTTGTTTTTATCGTTAGATTGTTCTACAGTACCTTCTAGTGTTTCTACTTTAATTGTTTGGTCAGTAGATTCACTAGCGCCTATTGTTTGATTATTTGTCTTTCCTAACTGAGTATTAGCAGCTACGTTAGTACCACTGCCACCACCACTAAGAAATGGTAGTCCAGAAAGTCCGCAGCTGCTTAATAAAAAACTACTTGCTAGGAGAGCCACTATAGCTTTCTTCATGTGTCACCTTCATTGGCGTTACTGTAGTCTTTGACTCTTTACCCATCCAGATTCCAAAACAACCTGTTAATGCTCCCATACAGACCGAAACTAGTCCACTTTGTTGAATAGTAGGGTCAGGGAGTGCCATATACCAATGGACTGCTTGATACGTTAATACTGTAACTGCTAACATCATTAATCTTGGAATTACTTTCCAGTCATCGACTATAGTATGCGCCATTTTGTTTACCTCATAGAAGTTCAAAGTGAGGTCCGTCAATAAAAGGTCTACGTCCTTGTGAGCGTCTGAGGTCAATGTAGGCCATCATAGCGTCTTCGGAAGATCCTGGATAGGAACGAATGTCTCCTTCAGACCATGCTGCGCCCCACTTGATTGCTACACCTAGTTCAGTTGCAGCAGCCTTCATAGCGTCACAAAGATCATCGTAAACATTGAGTTCCCAACAACCTTTTCCATCTACATAGGCCATGAGATCTACTGCACGACCTTCTAGATGTTTTGATTTCATTGTTTGAGACTTACCTGCAGCAACAAGTTTTTCTTGTTCTTCTACAGTGCGAAGTCCATAAACAACTCCGAAGTCTACTTTAGTTAGCTCAATAGCACGTTTTACAACTGCTACTAAACTGGGATCAACGCCCTCTAGTTTTGCTAGAGAGCGCTGGCTTAAACTATAT